ATGTTATTTAGGGGTTTCTCATACTCACTTAAATCAAACCCTAAAATGTATACTTCTCTTGATCCATTCTGACATGCAAGGTGCATTGCAGAACATCCAGTAGACCATCCTCTAGGGAAATCAAAATGAATAACCTCATCGTTCTCTTTTACCCAAGTGATCCAAACACCAGTATCCTTTTCCATCTTTTGGATAAGATCAGGTTTATCTAGGTTAGGGAATTTTTCTAATGCTTCCTTGACTTTCTCTTGCACTGTAGCAGGGTCTTTACCTCTAATCACACATTCACTATGTCCGTAGGCATCCCCTTCAGAATAGAAAACAAATTCCTTGGGAATATCAAATCCCATCAAAAAAGTCTCTCCAACAGCACTTGGAAGTCTTTGCCAATCCGTGAAGAAACACGTATTCGACAATGCGTAACCTGAGTCATATATCTCCTGTTGCATAGCAGGGTCAGTTGCCACTAGACAATCTACTTCACCATCACGATAAATTGCATTACATCCCCAGACGTTGACCCCATCCTTTGCTATAGTTTGATGGCAAGGTTTGAACCATGATCTGGATTCTCCATTGCCTACAATCAAAGAAGTTCCTGATAAGTATGATGGCACCCACATAGGATCAAAACTGTCCATTCTAACAGAAGTGTCCAACATTACTTTTCTTCTGCACTAATTTTTACTACTGCTTCTTGTGTTTGTGAGGGATTTTGACTGCAACCGATTTCATCTAAAGATACTGTCCATCCTTCTGCAAGCATCATTTCTACAGTTGAAAGACCTCTATCCTTAATAATGCCACTCCAAGAATGTATAAAGTCCTTACATTCCGTTTGCGTGTCAAAGTGTCGGGACAAAACATGAACCCTCTCATCTCTTGTCTCTCCATCTGGTCCTGTTATTGTAAATGCTAACAGAAGCATAAATGTTTTAATCATGTATTCTTCCTTTCAATTCATTAACCCTCTCACGCAATACATTAACTGCTGTTCGTAAATTTCCAGAATTATGATCCTCATATCGACTTTCAAGAACTGCTATCTCTTCCATCAACATAACAATCTTTTCTACTGTTACTGTATTGTATTCATTACTGTACTCTACTTTACTTGTCATTTCGCAATGCCTTCCAACTATAAGGAAAATGTTCTTTTGCTAACTCATCAATTTCCTTTGCTACCATTTGAGTTTCTAATTGTGCGTCATCTTTGCATCGTAGATTACATACCCTTGCAAATGCATACAGAGTGCCACTCCAATACCATTCTGTCATCATTGCTTGAGGTAGAACCATACGTGCTTGTTCTGGACATACTCCCTTCCTGAGAAGTTCCTCATATGTCCATTTTGCACTTCTTAATACCTGTTGATAATCATTCACCATATCCCCACGTGGATTGATGTTTATCTCTTCATCAGAAGAACCTTGCTTTTTATTTTGAGGTGAACCCCTCCAAATGTCGGGTTCATAGAATGTTACTTCGTCTTCAACGTATCGTCTTGATACTTCATTCCACACCAATCCGACTTGATGTTTAACCAATTGACGAGCAACGAACACGGGGGTTTTAATATGGAACTGTAAACTGCCATGCCCAAAAGGACTCCAATGATCATGCTTGGCAAGATAATTAATAAGTTTCGTATCTTTATCTTCATCAAATGCCTCATGGACTTTCGCAAAGGAAACCCTTGCCGCATTGACTACTGATAGATCACTACCCATGTGATCCACCAGTGTCACCATTTGTTCGTTAGAACTTGCCATTAGACCTTTCGGATGGTTGCCAATTACCATGTTTCTTATCGGCACGAGGATTGTGTCTACGAGGACGATATCCCTTTGGCCATTGGGGTGGACGTGATCCCAGTTCCTTAACTCGTTCTTTTAACTGTTCATTTTCTACAGTTATTTCCGAAAGAACAGATTGTAAATCTTTAACCTGTTTAGTCAGTTCAAAAACCTTTGCTTCATAAAATCCTTCTTCACGAATTGTGGGATCTCCATCTAAATGTACTGTAACGTCCATTAATCAATACTCCTCTATTAATTTCAATAGTTTCATTTTATACTTTTTTGGGTCAATTGTCAAGAACCTTTTGTAATCATTCATCAACTTTCTGGTATCCTGCCAAACTATATCATCACTCAAATTTTTGTCCCAATTCTCAGAGAATTCTACCAATACTTCGAGTACTATCATCGTTTCGATAGAGAGTCGTTTTCCAAGATACTCCTTCAATAGTTTTGGGTGGTTGCTGCCATTAACATCAAATAGAGGTTCGAACTCTTTAACTAAAGGATACATCTCCACAGCAAACATATCAAAGAAACCCTCTCTTTTGAGTCTCCATGAATCATAGTTCTCATCAGTGAAATTGGCAATGTATCCCTTTCTGTCTTTGACAAAATTTGAGAGCAACCAATTTTGGATCTCTTTGGGATCGTCATATTTTTTGGAGAGTCGGGCAAAGAAATATCTGTCCTTGCGTTTGTAAAAGGAATTCCTTGATACCTTGGTCTTACCTTCATACTGTACAAAGTCATATTTACCCTTACCGAAATGTGCCTTCATTGCACAATACATAAGATATATGTCAACAGGTGCCATTAGTCCATAAATTTTCTATCTTTGATTAAATGCATTAGTCTGTGTCGTAATACCAGAACGAACAACCAAAACAGACTGTTCGATTTATAAGTCCCATTTGGAACCTTCAATTCATACGTCATAATTTTTCCACTTCATTCTTTAGATTGGTAAATTCTTCATCCGAAAATTTAACTGCACCATAAAATCTATTTTTGGTTCTATTAAATTCTCTCAAGGCGGGAAATTTTAAAAACACGTCTATATCAAAATCTCGCCCTTTTTTATTCCAATCATCTACTATAAAAATTGTCTTTGATTTAATTTTATTTAAAAGTAATAACACTTCATTTGTATTTGATGTATTAACATCATGAAGAATATAATCTACACTTTCAACTTCTTCATCTGTTATATCTATAGCCCGTTTTACTAACAATTCGCAATGCTTGCTGAGTCCTTCAACTAAATTAATATGAGCAAAAAATAATATCTTTGCACGTTCCCCAGTAATTCCTGCCTGATATGCTTGGGACCAATTATCTACTGCCAAAACTCTCCTATTTTTAGACTTTGCTATTGAAGCAAGATAAAACGTATTTGCTCCTGTAAAACATCCAATGTCTAAAACATCCTTTTCACCAAATATTTCATATATTGCTGTACTTATATACCAATCTATAAACTTTGCTCTAGGTAATGCTAAATTCCATTTCCAAACAGAATTGGATAAAGCATCAGTTCGAGGTGCTATTGGAGGTTTCATTCTCTGGCATCTTCAATTTATAATATATGTAAGGTTCACCACAAGGTACTGATACTTCATCTTCTTCATTTGTCCAACATTGTAGAGGGAGAGATTTTGCGGTTGGATCAAGAGCAGACTTACCTACGTAATGCCACTTTGCCCCTTTTGCTCTATCTATTGCAACTTGATCAAAAAATTCTTTATTGTCAACTCCAAAACCAACTGCAATGAGTACTAAAAATATTGCAAACATGTTGTCTCCTAAATTGGTAATTGTGCTTGTCTTGGTAGGAAGTTCAACTCTCTAGCATTTGCTTCAATCTTTTCTTTCAATCCTTTTGAAATAAGGGAATGAACCGTATCTGGTTCTATACCCTCTTTATCACAATACCATAAAACTGCATCCATATGAGAAATATCTTTATCCTTTACAATGTTCTCAATTTCCAGTGTAAAGGTTTTGGGTGTGTTTAAACTCATTTATATTCCTTATAAAGTTGTGGGGTTAACCATAGACCCCACTCGCACTTATTAGGGAGTGACCCCTTAATGTCCACACACCACATGGATAAACGGATTTGTCATGATCATGGTGTCTAACTTCCGCATCAATACCTTTCTATATCATTTGTATAAGATCTCACTCACCTTAGTGTGTTAGTGTGAAATGGGGGTTTCTGTTGCCAAGTACCCCCGAACTCCGATCTGATTACGCAGCGAGTGCGAAATCCTCATATGCAAAGTTATCATTTGCGTTTACTAATTTGACCAATAACGGAGTCATCCGACAATTCTCCACTTCTCTATTACACGTCAGTCGATCCTAATTCACCCCCCTCAAAAAAAGATTAGGTAAACTACACCACTGAGGAGAAACACGTCTGCACAAATAGACCATACCATATATGCTCTTAGCATCCACTTACTTACCTCTTGGACTAGGGGGTTCTTCATCGTCATGCCCCTGTAGTTCTTTTTCCACATTAATCTCCTTTTGGTGGAGGTGAGGGGATTTGCACCCCTGTCCTGTACGTCTTTCAATCCGCATCATCGAATTGTATTCTATTTATAGTAGCATACTGAGGAGGTTTTGTCAATCCCTTATCGCAGATATACCTGTTTTCTTAGGAGGAAATTTTACTCCCTCTACATGAACGTCTTTCCCTATAGAAAGAAAACATACATATGGTCCAGGGATATATTCTAAAACTGTAGTCTGCCGAGTTTGGTTGTTATATAACATAATCACATTATAACCAGTTTGTACATCTTTCCACATTGCAAGAGGTCTTTCTTTTGCAATATTTGTAACTGCTTCCAATGTTGTTTTAGGATCACCACACATAAGAGGTTTCATTGTGCTAATAACTGTAGGCACAGCACCTTTAGGTTTTTGTCTTTGATGTTCTGTCTTTTCTACTTTGGGTTCTATTTTGGGCAATGGGTCTTTGGGTGGTACTGTGTTAGTTGTCTGGCACCCCATCAACAGAAACATTACCACTATTGCTAGATACTTCATTCTCGTTTCTCCAATCCGTAACGGTTTCTGTTAACGCATCCAAATAATCATACTTCTTCTTCACAAATTCTTGTACTGTACCGTCTTCTGTTACTACTAGGATTACTATTTGGGAAATGTCAATGCCTGTTCTTTCTTCGAACATTTCTGCATATGCAGAACCTTGAATGTAATAGTTTTCGTTCCAATCATCTTTACGTTCTTTGGTTGAGGTTTTAAAATCTATTGCTGATAGCACACCATTATACTTCGCAATACAATCTACTCTACCTGCTACCTTATATTTATCACTATAGAGTCCTGCCTCTTGTGCATATATGTCATCTATATTACACAATACTTTTTCTTGCAACTGAGTAAATATACAATAAGGTAGAAAATCCTTCTTATGTTCCTCCCATTTTGAGGGAAAATTGGTGGACATATTATTGAGGTAGTCTTCACACATGTGATGAACTTTAGTTCCTCTAGATGCTGCTTTACCAGAAACATAATTAGCAACCTCATTGCCTACCTTCTTTCTCCAAGCAGTCAATCCTTCCTTGCCTCTACTAGAGAGCACTGTAGTTATGGAAGGGTATTCATTACCTTCTGGGGTTACGTAAAATCGTTTTTTGTCTACTGTTTTGGTTTCCAGTGGTGGTAATGCCACTGACACATGATTAAATGTCATATACTTCTCATCCTTACTACTAATCGATCTGCTCTTCTGGATACTTGTTTGTACCATCTGCTATCGACCATCTCATCTGCTGCTTCTTCCCAATTTCTGGCATCCACACCACGTTTCATTCCTTTAAATTTACTCAATCGAGTATACCCCATATTAAACATCATATTGGCAATGATCAATTGTGCTTCTTCGGGCAAATGTTCAAACTGGACATATAATCGTTCGCAGTCTGACAGTACGGATTCGATATCGGAATCGAATGCTTCTTGAACTCTATCACTACTGACTTCTGTACCAACGGAGGTTCCACACTCAGGATCATCATCAGTGATAAGATGACCAATACCAAAGGTAGGATAACCAAGGTGATCCAAATATACCTCATATTTACAACCCTCATCATTTGCTAACTCTTCTCTTAGTCGATACGTATCCATATCACATTAACCCCTTATATCTTTGGTTCTCTATCTCATCCTCAATTTCTTGTTCTTTCTTGGGACGGATAGGTGTTACATCTGCCCAGATGTTCCAATTCATTTTCTCCAAATATTCCTTTATTTTCTCATTCATAAATCAACTCCTATCCCCAATTTCATTTTATTAATAATATAATTCCTCACAAACCCAGACCGTACTATATCACCTATAGTAAATTCGAGGCAATTAAACTCTTCCATCTCCATCAAAATTCTCAGGAAATCATGAAGACCATTCTTCTCATTCTGCCTTGTCAAATCCGTCTGGTCAAAATCCCCACAAAATATTATCTTGGAGT